ATCAAGGGCGAGATGGACACCAAACAGGTCCAGGTCCAGGTTCCCTGCGTGGAGATGTGGGGCGAGGCTTGTCCCATCCTGGCCGAGGTACGCACTTGGTTCAAGGACAAGAGTCTCGAAGACATGGGTCGCAAATACTGGAAGAAACGCAGTTATGTGTTCCAGGGCTTCGTGCGCGAGAATCCACTCTCTGATGACAAGAACCCTGAAAATCCCATCCGGCGATTCATCATTGGTCCCCAGATTTTCCAGACCATCAAGTCAGCCTTGATGGATCCAGAACTGGAAGAACTGCCCACTGATTTGTTGCGCGGCTTGGACTTCCGTATCACCAAGACCAGCAAGGGCGGCTACGCTGACTACAGCACTTCCAAGTGGGCTCGCAAAGAGAGTTCACTGACCGAGGCCGAGCAGGCAGCGGTGGAAAAGTTTGGGTTGTTTGATCTCAACGAGTTCCTGCCCAAAAAGCCCACTGAGGTAGAACTGCGTGTCATGAAAGAGATGTTTGAAGCATCTGTGGATGGCAAGCCCTATGACCCCGAGCGTTGGGGTGCATACTTCCGTCCGGCAGGATTGGCTGCGCCCAAGGGTGACAACGCGGCGTCGGCCGCACCTGCGGCAGCGTCTGCACCGGCCGAGGTCAAGGCACCTGCGGCAGCACCAGCGGCCAGCAGTTTTGATGACGAGGATGATGCTCCGGCAGCCACAGCACCGGTGCAGGCCAAGGCTTCGACCCAAAAAGCCGAAGACATCCTGGCCATGATCCGAGCTCGTCAAAACAAGGGCTGATCACTGAATGTCGATGAGTCGACGGGTAGCGGTATCTTATGATACCGCTACCTTTCATGATCTGGCATGTTACATGCCTGAAGTCGAGAGGATCACTCCCGAGCAGTTGTTCACTGACCGTGATGCCAGCTGTGACTACATCAATCTAGTGAATCGGGATCTTGACCTCAGGCGCCAGATCAGTGAATTCATCGACAGTCATGCTCTTCGCAGATTTTCATATATACATCCAACAGCAGTGACCACTGGGGCCAAGATAGCCCCGGGTGCAATGATATATCCCGGTGTGGTGGTTTATCCCAACACCACGGTTGGCAAAGATGTATTGATACATGCTAACACAGCCATTGCACACCAAGTCAGCATTGGCGACGGTGTATACATCAGTGGAGGCGTCACAGTGGGTGGACGAACCACCATAGGCAGTTGGTGTATGTTGGGACTGGGCGCTACCATCTACGACAACGTTGTGATGGTTGACCAAGTGGTTGTGGGCGCATCAACCACGGTTCGTAAAACCGTCAATCAAGCCGGCACCTATTGCATGGCCAGCGGACTACGATTACGGAGATTGAGATGAGCGATTGGTATCTAAAACTGGATGACTTTGTGATAGATGAGGACATCGTCCAACACCTACGCCATCTAGATATTTCCAAGTTGCCCAACCTACGTACCAAGTTTGGTCCTTGGTTTTACTTGAAGAAAATGCTGTCCAAGGGTCGTTGGTGGCAAAGTCGCCGAGACTACGGATGGTTCTGCCAGAACACCAGCGAAATGCGCAGCCTTAGTCTGGCCGAAGACATCACTGAACGCATCAGACATCGTGTCAAGGCGTTGGTGGGCGAGGATCTAGCCCAGGAAGCCGTGATACGTTTGCAATTGATGTATGGCGGATCCATCATCCCACATCACATTGACATGACCAGGCAAGTGAGCTTGGTGTATCCGGTCATGCACGATTTGCCCAGCGTCACGGAATTCTACGACAGTCAATACAACAATGGCCTAGAGAGAGATTTCGTGGGTGTGGACCCTCCCAACAAACCAGCAGTGTCTTTCAGCATCGAGCACAAACCGGTGCTGTTGAACACCAACATAGTGCATGCTGTAAGGTACGCCAAAAACTCCTACACCAAGCATAATCCCAGACGCAGTATCACTATCAAATGGGAACATAAAGATTTTTCGCAAATCACAGCCGCTATATACAAGTATCGCAGCAAGGAGTGATGACTTTGGAATTCGTAGCAATGTGGTTGTTTTTGGTGATTTACACCAACCTCAAGTGGTGGTACATCCATCGCAGCCTCAGTCATAGACAGTTTACCATGCACCCCAGTCTGGTGGTGTTGGCCAAACTAGTGGTGTGGACCAGCCAACCAAAGTACTACAGCGACTGGGTTCGTACCTGGGTAGCGGTGCACGTGGAACATCACAAGCACAGCGATACCGAACGCGATCTCCACAGTCCCTATTTCTCCAGCCTGCGGGACATGATTGCCAGTCGACGCAGGTGGCTCACAGCAGAAGAAATAGAAAACAACACCAGGGGTTTCCAAGGCTTGGATCCCACACGCCTAGACCGTTGGTTAGAACGGTGGCCCATTGGTCAATGGGTGCTGTTGGCCCTGTGCTTGGTGTTGTTCCAATGGTGGGGTATCCTGCTGTGGGCGGCCTGCCGCGGGCTTAAAGTTTGGCACGGCGTGTTCAACTGGATCACACATCGCGCTCCGGGTTGGAACAACAGTGATCGCCGGCCATCAAGTGATCGAGCCAGGAATGTACCACTGGTGGGCCTGCTATATGCCGGTGAGCACCTGCACGGCAACCATCATCGTTGGCCACATCGCAGCAATTTTGGCGTGAGATGGTGGGAGTTTGATTTCAGCTATTGGCTGCTGCGAGCATTGAGCTTGGTGGGCCTGGTCAAATTTGAACGACTGCCCCGGCCCATACAAAACATCCAACTGCGCTACGTCCCGCCTTCTTGATGTCAGACATGATTGAATGCCTGAGTCCCTACACTGATAATTGGGATCCTGAGCGCTGGCTGGATTCCCAACACGGCATCGTGCTGGTGGACCATCTGGGTGTCTTTGACGCACAAGGCAACAATGATCTGCTGCACCGTCTGCAACAGGCCTGTGTACAACGTGGTCTGCGCCGACGATTTTTTTGGGTCAATTATCTAGAGCCATGGGCCAGCAAATTATATCCCAACCTAGACATCAGATTTGATTTGTTCAAAGGCCCACAGCACCGTGACCTCTACGAGCCGTTAAAACTGTATCAACGCCACCCGCCCGTGGACTTCCAAAATTTTGTTTGCAGTTTCAACGGCGCCATCAGCGTGGGTCGTCAGTTCCTGGTTTCAGCACTTCACCGGCGTGGATGGTTACGCCCAGGATTCGGTAGCAAAAATTTTGCTGTGGACCCACATGGTCTAGATGGTATCATACAGGAAACACTGGGTCAAGACACCAGCGGCATAATCAAACAATTTATTTCTGATCCCGAATCCAAATTTTGGAACCAGTGCTGGGGATTTGGTCATGTGCGTTTCGATCACGGGCGCAACATCTACAATCTTGAATCAGCCTTGACGCAGAGTTTTGTGCATGTGGTCAGCGAGACCATGAGCAGTTCGCATCATCCCTATGTCACAGAAAAATTCTTGTACAGTGTGATCACGCGCGGACTATTTGTGGCCTATGCGCAGCCCGGCTGGCACCGACACCTTGAAGAAATTTACGGATTCCGACCTTACCGACGTCTTTTTGACTACGGGTTTGACAGCGAGAACAATGCTGTACTGCGTTTGGTTCGTCTCTTGGACATGTTGAGCAAGTATGAGCATCTCGGCGCACAGGATTGGCATGATCTCTATGCCCTTGAGTCGGACACCATCGAATACAACTACGATCATTTCATGTCCGGTGCTTATGTGAAACACGTAAGGATGTGGATTGACGCATGAAACCCTACGCACCTTTCTATGCCTATAACATCAATCTATACCGATTGCAAGGTGAATCAGTATGGTCTTGGTCACACCAATGGCCAGATGATGTGCCCTTGGTGGCCTGGAGTTTTGAATACATCCATCCCGTGGTGGTGTCAGAGCTGGTGCATCACATACAGCGTGTGAAACCGCACAATCCCCTGTGGTGTTTGCTGCATCCACAGCAGAGTCATGTGGCCACTCCGCCACAGATGCCTGAATCGGTGGAGCTGGCCTACGTCAACATGGACCGGCTGTGTTTTTATTTTGAAATGTACTTGTACAAGTCCACGCGCCTCAACTCACGATGGAATCCGCAGGCCAAGAAATTTTTATATACCATGGGCAAGCCCGATCGTCCCTTGCGGCTAAGACTGATGTATGAGTTATACGCACAAGGTCTACTGGACCATGCTGAATGGAGCATGTACCTAGATCCTACGTTGCGACGCACCTGCAGATCCATCATGCCCGAACTGACCGATGCCCAATATCATGACTTTCTTGACCGCACTGTCCGGACCTTGGATCCCATCCCAGCTATGTTGGGAGCCGCAGGTAGTTTCCACTACAACGCATATCCATTTGATCCTGACATTTTTGCTCGCACCAGCTTCAGGCTCTTGAATGAAACCATGATGCACGATGAGATTTCGCTGACCGAAAAAACCATGATCACCATGGCCAACCGGCAGCCTTTCATTATGGTGGGCCTGCCGGGCACCTTGGCCTATCTCCGAGCACAGGGGTACCGGACCTTCGAGCAATATCTTCCTTGTCCAGACTATGACAGTGAAACTGATGATCGGCGACGCATCAACATGATCGTAGAAAATCTCCGGCACTGGCTCTCTGACATAAACAAGTATGCCGCAGACATAGCCTGTGACTTGGAGCATAACTATCATGTGCTGATGCAGCACATACGCTGTGACTACGAATCATATCATAGGATCTGGCAAAGGTTCCCTGGACAAGATCATATCGCAAAGTTCTTGCCTTTGAGCCAGCAGAGGTCTTATTGGATCAACCAGTATTACAGCATCAAAGATGACAGTTGGCCCGACTGTTGGGTGGAGGAACATTTTGAGCATTTGCCCCAGTACATACAGGATGAATGCCGGAATGTATACAACATCAATCCCAAAACACTAGCGAAAAATCTAGACTTATAGTAAACTATCTACACTAATCAAGGACACAATCACCATGCCAAAGCCATTTGACGTCAGCAAGTTCCGCAAGGAAATCACCAAGAGCATCGATGGATTATCCATCGGTTTCAACGATCCCACCGACTGGATCAGCACCGGCAACTATGCACTGAACTATCTCATCTCGGGCGAGTTTACCAAGGGCATCCCCCTGGGCAAGGTAACGGTGTTCGCAGGCGAGTCGGGCGCGGGCAAGAGCTACATCTGTTCCGGCAACATCGTCAAACATGCGCAACAGCAAGGCATCTTCGTGGTGTTGGTGGACACAGAAAACGCCCTTGATGAAGAGTGGTTGCGTGCCTTGGGCGTAGACACCAGCGAAGGCAAACTGCTGAAACTCAGCATGGCCATGATCGACGACGTGGCCAAGACCATATCCACTTTCATGGCAGAATACAAGACGCTGCCCGGGGAAGAACGTCCCAAGGTGTTGTTCGTGATAGACAGCCTGGGCATGTTGTTGACACCCACAGACGTGAACCAGTTTGAGTCGGGTGACATGAAGGGCGACCTGGGTCGCAAGGCCAAGAGCCTCACTGCCTTGGTACGCAACTGCGTCAACATGTTTGGTGCCTACAATGTGGGCATGGTGTGTACCAATCATACCTATGCCAGCCAGGACATGTTTGATCCCGATGACAAGATCTCGGGCGGTCAAGGCTTTATCTACGCCAGTTCCATCGTGGTGGCCATGAAGAAGCTCAAGCTCAAAGAGGACGAGGACGGCAACAAGATCTCGGACGTCATGGGCATCCGGGCCGCTTGCAAGGTCATGAAAACACGCTACAGCAAGCCCTTTGAAGGTGTGCAGGTCAAGATCCCCTACGAGACCGGCATGAATCCCTACTCGGGGTTGGTGGATCTCGCGGAGAAGAAAAACATCCTGAAAAAGGATGGCAACCGCTTGATGTTCGTGACTTCAGACGGAGAAATAGTTAAATACTTCCGCAAGGGTTGGGAAGCCAACGAGGATGGATGCCTTGACAAGCTCATGGCAGACTTTGCTCGTATCACTCCGGCCACTGCCACAGAAGAAACCGAGGATACCGAATGACACAGCCCGCCTGTACACATCATAAAACCAGCCTGATCAGTGGTCAGGATCTGGTGCCTGTGTTGGACTTTGGCATGCACGCCTGCGCAGACTCGTTTGTGGGTGTGCATCAACTGCATCTCAGCGAACCCAGTTTTCCCTTGACCTGCGGTCTAGACACCTTGACCGGCTATCTGCAGCTCACCAACGTCACTGATGACAGCCATAGGTATACGCTGTACGACTACAGTTATACCAGCGCCAACAACATTCCTGCCCAGCGCCATTGGCACGAGCTGGCGGACTGGATCATGCGCAACTGCAACATAGCCTCGCGTCCTGTGGTGGAAGTGGGCAGCAACGATGGCTATCTCCTGGAACTGCTGCAAAATCGCGGCGTGCAGGTCATAGGCATTGATCCCAGCCCTGGCATGATCGAGCTGGCACGAGCACGTGGCCTTGAGTGCTTGCCCACTATGTGGAATGAAACATCCGCTGCAGAAGTGGTGCATCGCAAGGGCAAAGTGGCCGCGGTGATTTCCAACAATGTGTTGAACCATGCCAATGATCCCGTGGCCTTTGCCAACACAGTCAAGAGCGCCCTGTTCCGTGGAGGATATTGGGTGTTTGAAGTTCCCTACCTGCTGGATCTGGTACAAGGCCAAAGGTTTGATCAGATCTATCACGAACATGTGAGCTACTTCACAGTGAGCTCGCTGAAGCATCTGCTGGAATCTGCGGGATTTGGTATCGTGGCCATTGATCGCATCAACTACCATGGTGGTTCACTGCGCGTGGCCGCACAACTGGGTCGTCCACACAATGCAGTGTTGAACCAAATGATCCAGGCCGAGCGCGCCGCGGGCCTGTTCTCACCTGATGCATACCGAGCATGGTATCAGCAGTTGGTGATGCGACGCAATCAGTGGATGCAAAAATTTTATGAGCGCATCAACGAGCGTCCCGAAGTACCGGTCATAGGCGTGGGCGCAGCGGCCAAGGCCAACACAGCCTTGACCTGGTATGGTCTGGACAGCAGCCTCATACACAGCATCACTGATGCCAGTCCGCTAAAACAGGGCAAGTTCACGCCCTTGACGCGCATACCCATCCGGCACGATGAAGAGTTTGCCAATCATCCCAGTGCCACGGCGCTGTTGTTGACTTGGAACCTCAGTGCGCACCTTATGAAAACGGTCAGCAACATCAATTCCAACGTAGATTTTCTTTCACTTTGATCGAGGTAAGTATCCCATATGAGTATTGACCTAGTAGCCGACACCTGGAGCGAAATCAAAAGATTCATCATTGTCACGGATCGCGCAGACGCCGCTGATGCCTTGGTGAATCTCTTGATCGACAACAACTTTGACCCCGATGACATCTTGGATGCCTTCCAAGGCGATGCTGATGTCAAGAAAGCCCTGGGACAGTTTGGCAAAGATACTCAAGACGATGAAGAGGAAGAAGAGTATTACGATGGGGACGATGACTACGAGGATGACTAGTTGTCGCAGCGCGTTTTCCCTATCAAGACACCCACAGCCTGCCAGCTCAAGTGGTCCTGGAGCACTCTCTATCTAAACAACGGAGTCACGGCCAGTTGCTGGCGAACAGCGCACAGCGAACTCACGCCGGAAAATTTCAACGACTTCCATAACACTCCGGTAAAGATCGCTGACCGCGAGGCCATGCTGCGCGGTGAATGGCCGGAAAAAAACTGTGGCTACTGTCGAACCATCGAAGCCGAAGGCGGAGTCAGTGATCGCATCAGGCATCTTTCAGATCCTGCCAATCAAATTCCCCAGCAGCTGATAGACGATCCCACGGCCACCAGCGTGGAACCCACGGTGATTGACGTGATGTTCAGCAACACCTGTAACTTGGGCTGCTTGTATTGCCAGCCCAGATACAGCAGCGTGATCAACAACGAAAACGCCAAGCACGGTAGGTTCCATCAGAGTGGCGTGCTGTTGCAGTCACACAGCAACACATATCGAGATCTAGCACCTAGTTTTTGGAGATGGTTCGAGACCGGATTCCAGAAACTGCGCCGCCTGCATGTCTTGGGCGGGGAACCGTTGATCATGAAAGAGTTCCAAGAGCTATTGGACATGATCGATCGTTATCCCAATCCTGACTGCGAGATCAACATCGTGACCAACCTCATGATTCCTGATGCCAGGTTGCAGCAATACATCCAGACCTTCCGGAACTTGATTCAGCACCGGAAGATCCGGAGGATCGACATCAGTGCCAGCATCGATTGTTGGGGACCACAACAGGAGTTTGTGCGCTGGGGCCTGGATCTAGATCAATGGCAACGCAATTTTGAAACCCTGTTGGCACACAAATGGATCAAACTCAACATCAGTCAAACCATCACGCCCTTGACCATAGGTACAGCAGCCGATCTCATGGATCGCCTCAACCAATGGCGCCAACAAAGGCCCATAGGGCATTGGTTCTCAGATGCCTCCCCCAATCCAGATTATCTCAAGATCAACATCTTTGGTGATAGATTCTTGCCGGATTTTGAGCGCCTGATCCAACGCATGCCCCAGGACTCAGATGAAAATCGATTGGCCCGAGAAAACATGCGTGGACTCATGCTCAAGAGTCGCAGCACCGGAGAGGATCGCGAACAGATAAGAAATCTGTTAATATACTTGGATGAAAAGGATCGCCGCCGCGGCACCAACTGGGAATCTCTGTATCCCTGGATGGTGCCATATCGCGCATTGCTGAGCACAGGAGACCACGATGTGGTACAGTAGAGTAACCAATGATTTGTCAGCCATTCCCGACTTCATCGCGCACTACGAGCATGAGTTGGAGGGTGCCCGAGCAGAGTGCCGCATCGGTGGCGTGATTGAGCGCAACATCAAAGAGTTGCCGGGCATCACAGAATATCGCTTCAATCAACTGCAAGAGATCGAAGCCGTGCTGAGCTATCTCAACATCCAACTGCGCAAGATACGTCGACGACACTTCCAGAAGTATCTGGAAAACTATGCGCGAGCGCTGAGTGCGCGTGATGCTGAAAAGTACGTGGATGGTGAAGACGAAGTCATTGACTTTGAGACCATCATCAATGAAGTGGCCTACCTGCGTAACCGCTGGCTGGGCATTATGAAGTCCTTTGAAAGCAAGAACTTCATGCTGGGACACATCACTCGCCTGCGCATCGCGGGCATGGAGGATGCACAACTATGACGCGTTTCCACAGCCCGCACGAAAGCCATGCGCACAGTCTTGACACACTGAACATGCTGTATGAGTACGATGACTTCATGGAAAGCATCGGTTATCTCGCAGACATGGGCTGCGGCCAGCATGGTCTTGATGCGCTGTGGTGGGCCACACGCACCACGCGCGAAGAAACACCAAGGCCTTTGAACATCAAATGCCTGGGCATTGATCTACAAGCCACAGATGGGGTGGACAGCCAGCATCGCAATCTGGGGTTCCGGTGTCATGACTTTGAGCAACCCCTGGACATCGCCAATCCCTTTGATGTTGTTTGGTGTCATGATGCGTTCCAGTATGTGCTGGATCCTTTTGCCACGCTGCGCACTTGGCGCGACCTCATGGCGGATCAAAGCATGCTGGCCTTGATACTGCCGCAGACCACCAATCTCGAGTTCAATCGCCAGGCCTTTGATCAGCCGGATTTTTGCTATCACAACTGGACCATGGTCAGCCTCATACATGTGCTGGCAGTTTCGGGATTCAACTGTCGTGAGGGATTTTTCCGTAAACGTGCCAATGATCCTTGGTTGCATGCTGTGGTGTATCGCAGCGAGCATGAGCCCATGGATCCCAGGGCCACCACGTGGTTGGATCTAGCCGAACGAGATCTGCTGCCAGATTCTGTGGCCAACAGTTACCGCCGTCATGGCGTGGTCCGTCAACGGGATCTTGTGCTGCCATGGTTGGATCGAGCGCTGTATAACTTCGCAGATCATTAAAACTGGTTCCCCTGGCGCAGATAAATATCTGCATAGAAAATGGGGACCGCATGCTCAAAAATGTAAACCAAGCCCCGGGCGTCAAGATCATTGAGCCCGTGAATCTCTATGGTTGCGACCTGCACCAAGATGTATTCGTGGGACCATTCACTGAGATACAGTCCGACGTGGAGATTGGTGCCAGGACACGCATCCAAAGTCACAGTTTCATTTGTAGCAACGTGCGCATTGGTGAAGATTGTTTCGTGGGACATGGTGTGATGTTCACCAATGACAAGTTCATTGATCGCCAGCTCAGCAAAAATTTCTTGCCCACACGCATAGGCCGCAAAGTCTACATTGGCAGCAACAGCACCATACTTCCGGTGTCAATCTGCGACGACGTGGTGATAGGAGCTGGCAGCGTAGTAACTCGTGACATCACTGAGCCCGGTACCTACGTGGGCAATCCAGCACGCAGGTTAAAGTAATGGGCATCGATAACTTTTACTTGCGCGAAATGAAATGCGTGATGGACAAGCATTTGCCCCAAGGCGGTCATGTGGTTTGTCTTGGCTATCCTGACCTTTTGGTCGCTGACTCTGACATCCGAGATCTCTGGGGCGACGACATCCTAAAAGATCTACCAGTGGATGCCGCCCAGCGACAGATCCAGTCTTGGCACAAGTTTCAGGGCACTGTATACGACAGCATTGAGCTCTTGACTAGGTTGAACTTCCGTGTCACGGTCTTGGACAAAATACCTCATCGCGGCAACGAGATTGAAGTAGATCTCAATGGTCCATTGCCCTGGGATCTAGTGGGCGTGGCAGACCTAGTGATCGATACTGGAACCTTGGAACATTGTTTCAACGTGGGCACGGCTTTTCGCAACATGTGCGAGCTGGTGGCCATGGATGGTGTGGTCATGACAGCGGCCCCGGCCAACAAGCTGGGGCATGGATACTACAATTTTTGCAATAATCTTTATCACGATGGATTCAGAGTCAACGGATTCGAGGTCGTGAGCCTCAAACTCCTTGACAGCAGACTGCGTGACATCCCCATACCCACTAAAAAGGAAGGACCGCCGCCGCGCAGCATTTGGATGTGCGTGGCACAGCGACGTAAAATACAGGCCTGGCAGTGGCCAGTGCAAGGAGCCTATGTATGATAGCACTGATTGGATACGGTTATTGGGGCCGTAACCTTGCCAGGAATTTTGCACAGCATCTCACATGGATCTGTGATACTGATCCACAGCGCAGACATCAAGCTGCTGATCTTTATCCCAGTGCTCGGGTCACCGACAATGTTGATGCTGTCTTGGCCGACCCCGGAGTCAAGGCCGTATTGATCGCTACCAAAGCACAAAGCCATAGAGCGCTGGCGTTGACTTGTATTGCCGCCGGCCGCGATGTGTGGATAGAAAAGCCAGTGGCACAGGATCTCAATGAGATCGATGACATGATACATGCCGCGGATAGGCACCAACGCTTGGTTTTTGTGGATCACACCTTTGTGTACAATCCCGCGGTACAATGCCTGCGACGCATAGACATTGGCAGACCCATATACTACGACAGCACCAGGATCAGCCTGGGACTGTTCCAGCCCGACGTAGACGCGCTGCTGGATCTGGCCATACATGATCTCAGCATCATTGACTATCTGTATCCCGATCTAGAACTACAGCATCGTGATATAATACGCAACTACCATGTCAATGACAAGGCCAATCAAGTCATCGTGAATCTGCAGTTCCGTAACGGCTTCACGGCCACCACAAACTGCAACTGGGTAAGCCCGGTGAAAAAGCGGCAGATCATCCTCACAGGCGATCATCGCAGTGCGGTGTATGATGACATCGATGTGGACAAAATCAAAATTTACGATCACGGCAGCATTGATAGTGACTACAACAGCAACAAGCTGGGCGACATGATGGCGCCTCGCGTGCCCACCACAGAGGCTCTGGCACAGGCACGAGATCACTTTTTGCACTGCATATCCACGCGGCAGCAGCCCTTGACCAGCATACATAGAGCCCGTAAAATCATGGAGTGGGTGTTATGATTCCTTTCTACAGTTTCCAAAGCATACATCAAGACATTGAACCCCAGCTGGTGGCCGCAGCATCAGACATCATCACCAGCGGCAACTACGTGTTTGGTACCGAACGCTTCGAAGAAGAATTCGCCGATTACGTGGGCAGTCGTTACTGTGTGGCCTGCAACAATGGTACCAGTGCGTTGCATCTGGCTCTCATGAGCTTGGGCATTGGACCCGGCGACGAAGTCATCACAGTAAGCCACACGTTCCGGGCCACGGCCGCGGCCATACTGTACTGTGGTGCCAAGCCGGTGTACGTGGACATCGACGCAGATACATTTGTCATGGATCCCTATGCCCTGGAGCGTGCCATAACTCCGCGCACACGCGCCATCATACCGGTGCATCTCTACGGCAACATGTGCAACATGCACAGCATCATGATGACGGCTCGCGAACACAACATCGCCATCGTAGAGGACAGCAGCCAAGCACACGGCAGCACATTGTCGGGCCGCCATGCCGGCACCATGGGTGATCTGGGCACCTTTAGTTTTTACCCCGGTAAAGGTCTGGGTGCTCTAGGCGATGCTGGTTGCGTGGTCACCAACGACGAAAACCTGGCTCGATTCATGCGCTCAGTGCGTACCTGGGACGACAATCATGTGGGCTACAACTATCGCATGGCCAACGTGCAGGCCGAGTGGCTGCGCATCAAACTGCGCACCTTCGATCAAGTCTTGGCAGCCAAGCGCGATATCGCAGCGGTCTACGACCAACACTGGCGCTATGCTCAAACCCGCGAAGATGTGCAACACAGTTATCACGTTTACCCTATCTTGGTGGAAGATCGACCAAGATTCATGCAGTATGCCCAAGAACAAGGCCTGCAGGTCAAGAGCCACTACCCGATACCAGTGCACCGCATGCCAGCGTATCGAGCTCCTTACAGCCTACCCATCACTGACTATGTGTCCCAACACCAGGTCAGTCTGCCCATCTACCCCGGTGTGGATTACCAACGTGTGATAGACATAGTCAATGATTACCCTGGCGCCCTTTTATAGAGATGTTGATCTTGGCCAAGAAAGCCAAAAGCTGATCAAAAACAGCGGCGTGGTAGATTACCGCGCCTGCCTGCACATGTTGGTGGATACATTGTATCGTACCAACCCCGGCTGCGATTATCGTATCTGCACCGATCAACAAACACCCTTGGATTTCCCCAGCCACAAGATTTTCCGCAGCGATTTGGCGCAACGCCCCTTGTTGGAATCCTTGGTGGTCAGCAACACCGAGTTCGTGCACCAGCATCAAGGTCGTGCGGTGCTATGCGGATCAGATCATCTCTTGGCCAACAGCATGAGTGATATTTTCAACGATGACTTTGACATCTGTCTGCTGTTCAGCGGCGATGAGATCAACAACACCGCGGTGCTGATCAATACCAACTTGGACAATCATCACCGTGTGCGAGAATTTTTTGACATACGACAACAGGCCTTTTATGATCTGCCAGCGGATCGCAGACTTTGGTTGGGCGATCAGATCAGTTATCGACATGCGCTGCGGCACTATGATTTCCCCGGTCATCACAGCGAGCTGATAGGACACACCCATCGACGTCGCAAGCTCAACATCAAGTTCATTGAATACAACGTGGACTTTGTGTGGGGAGCCAAAAAAAGCGGCACTGGATACTATCGCAATGCTGTGTTGGTGGATTTCAAAGGACCGCGTCGCAAGCAATGGTTTGTTCCAGTGTATCGCAAGATCATGGGCATTGACATCGAGTGATGCAGTATAGATACAACATTTTCATAACCTGCGATCCCGTTTATCACCAGCAATGGGCACGAGAACTGGCGCGCAGCGTGTTGTATCATAATCCTTGGATCCGCGTAGTGATCTTGGTGATCAATCCCGACGACACCCTGGAGCCCTTGCCGGGTGTGCATTACGAATATCGTCACCAAGAGCTGACGGATCATGATCGCGTGATGTATTATCAAGCCGCGAGATTCATCTGGGCCGACGAGATTTTCCAAGAGCAAGATCTGGTGATGTGCTTGGACGCTGACACGGTCTGCACCCGCGCTTTCACGCGCAGCCAATTCTGGCGCATCACACGCCGAGCCCATGCGCTGTGGCACAACAAACAGCGCAATTGGTTGGCGGGGTTGGTTACCTTGGGCCTAGATCCGGCCTTTAGGCGCGCTTTTAGGGATGCCCTGCTGAGCACACCACGACAGCAATGGGAATACGGACATGATCAATTGGTATTGCGTGAACTGATACCAAAGTTTGATGTGCGTGCGGTGCGTAATACCGGACACTGGATCAGCATCGGTAAAGGGCCCGGCACCTTTCTCACTCTCAAGGGCGAACAAAAAAATCCAGGACGACGCCTGACTTTGTTCCAGTCCAAGCTGGTGCAAGACATCAGCATCGAACCTCCCCCAGATCTACCGCTGGTGCGTGCCACGGCCTTGGTGGGTCCTTGGCTGCAGGAATTGCCCCTGCCACGTTTCAGCACTGTTGACATGCGAGCCTTGGACCAAATTGATCCCGACAATCTACCAGACGTTTGGATCATCCACAACAACACCAGCAACAAACGCACCAAACGTTTCCGCCAACATTATGCTCTGATCAAAGACAGTGGTCTGCCTTTTGTGGTGGTAGAATCTCCGGCGTTCCGGCACAATCAAGCACAACCTGATCAAGACGGCGTTTATTATCGTTGGAGCTGGTTCAGTTACTTCCAAGATCAAGGCATACACCATCAGCCCGACAGCCCACCAGATCGATGGCAACAGATACAACAAGAGCAAAACATAGAAATCCATCCCTGGCAGCACCGAGGCGACAATATTTTGTTTTTGTTACAACGGCCCGGGGACAGCAGCATGCTGCCCATGATCCAACGATGGGGCAGTTACGAAAACATGGTCATGCAGACCATATCTCGCATACGGCAGGTCACGGATCGTCCCATCAGATTGCGATTGCATCCACTGCGGCAGAATCAGCAGCTGGATTGGTTAGAGCCCATAATGCGATACCATGCCGATGTCAAGGTCAGCCGGCACACCGTGGCCACCAGCAACACCTGGGTGTCGGGCGGTGACAGCCTCTATAGAGATTTTGATGAAGCATGGTGCGTGGTGGGCGGCAACAGCAATGGACTCACAGAATCAGCCTGCTATGGCTTGCCCACTTGGTGCATTGATGCTTCGGCCATGGCCTGGCCCGTGAGCCAAAGAGATTGGCGCCGTATTGAAAACCCACGCCTGGACATAGATCGACAGCAATGGCTCAACAATCTTGGCTACTGCCAGTGGCGCCGCGACGAAATCCTGCGCGGTGATCCCTGGGTGCATCTGCTGCAATGGTGGCCACAGGTGCAGGAACTTCGCAAAGAATTGCCGACCTGGAACATAGTCAGCAAGATATGATCACTCTAGTTCCGTTTTATCGAGATCTCCACATCGAGCAGGAATCGCGCGAGCTGCAAACCAACGCCAAAATTTTTGATTATCGACAAGCATTGAGCATGATGCTCAGCAGTTATGAGATTACCAACCCCCACAACAACTATATCATATCAACTGATCTCAACACTGCATTGCCCGACATCCCCCAGGAACGACTGCACAGAGTGGATTTGGCCCAGCACAATCTCATGCAGAGCCTGATCATGGCCAACACCAAATTTGTGGCCAGTCATGTGGGCAGGTTTTTGCTGTGTGGTGTGGATCATATCTTTACCGGTCCCATAGATCAAATGTTTCAAGACGATGACTTCGATCTTGGTGTCATGTACTACGATCAGCGTGTCAACAACACCGCGGTATTGGTAGACACATCTAGGACCAAAAAACACGGACTGCTGTCATCGTTCTTTGCCTTGCGGGAACGATGCTATAATCGACTGGAACCGCAGCGGCGTGCCTGGGATGGCGATCAAGCCACGATCCGCATGGCCCTTACCGAATGGGGTTTCCCCACGCTGCATGCTCTGCATCTAGTGGACCGCACATTTGAAAGCAATGGTCTACGAGTCAAGTTCTGGTGGTACAACAAACGCCACGTGGGCGGCGCGAGAAAGTTTGCCCCTCGCTATGATCCTGAGTGGTGCATGGTTGATTTCAAAGGACCACAACGAAAGCAGTGGTTCTTGCCAGTGTATCAAGAAGTCATGCGAGCCTCGCAGGATCAGTGCGCGTTGCCAGCCAAGTATGTTGATAAGCAAGGTGTGGCTCTAGAAGGTCCATGGGTCACCACCAACCCCTTGCCAATGTTGCCCAACATCGCCCAACGCAACCTGACCGCGCAACGTCTAAAAGGTCACCCTGATTTTTACATCATCTGGAACAATATCACCAACAACCGTAACAATAGCTGTCCTGATGCGTACCAACACATCAAGGACAGCGGTCGGCCTTGGATCGTGGGAGAAGTGCCCATATTCCGTGGCCGCGACACCAATATTGATGTTCAGCGCAGATACTATCGTTGGAGTTGGTTGAGCTATTTCCATAACACCGGTATACATTATCATGAAAACAGTCCCCGAGATAGATGGCTGAGACTACAACGCGATCTGCACATAGAAGTGCATCCCTGGCGGACACGCGGCGACAACATCCTGTTTGTGATGCAAAAACCCAGGGACAACAGCATGCAGGCCTTGCGACTGCACTGGGGATCATTTGAACGCATGTTTGTGGAAACTGTGCATAAAATACGCATGTACTCTCAGCGTCCCATCCGGGTGAGATTGCACCCCAACAATCACGCTCAACAGATGAACTACCTTAGGCCTCTGCTGGAGCAGTTTCCGGACATCAGCATCAGCCCTCACAGCGTTGAAGATGACACCAGCTGGACCAAGGGCAGCGACAGTCTTGAAAAAGATCTCAATGAGTCATGGTGCGTGGTGGGTGGCAACAGCAATGTTTTGGTGGAAAGCGCCTGTCTGGGTGTGCCCACGCACTGCCTGCATCCCACGGCCATGGCCTGGCCGGTCAATCAACCTGGATTGGAATATATTGAGCAGCCCGATCTTGGTATTGATCGCACCCAATGGTTGTGGAACATGGCCTACACTCAGTGGCGCCATGATGAAGTGCTGAGAGGATTGCCTTGGCTGCATCTGGGATCGTTGTATGAACAGGCCGTGGCCCGGCTGGCCGACCCTTTTATTGTTGGCGCATATTGGCCCGTTATAAGTAGACAAAATGGAGAATTTGATGCCAAACGCTAAGATAGTTTTGGTAACCGGTGGCTTTGATCCCTTGCACTCGGGTCATTTGTCATACTTCAAGGCTGCCCGAGCTCTGGGCGACAGGCTCATAGTAGGTGTCAACAGCGACGCATGGTTGGCTCGCAAAAAAGGTCGATCATTCATGAGCTGGGATGAGCGCGCCAATTTGGTCAGCAGCATAAGATTCGTGGACAGCATCCTGCGGTTCGACGACAACGACAACAGCGCCAGTGATGCCATACAGGCAGTATTGGATGGATACCCCGACTGCGAGATAGTTTTCGCCAACGGCGGAGATCGCGATCAAAACAACATACCCGAAATGCGCATCCAAGACCCGCGCCTGACTTTTGCCTTTGGCGTGGGCGGTGAGACCAAGGCCAATAGCAGCAGTTGGATATTGGAAGAGTGGAAAGCACCCAAGACCCAGCGCACCTGGGGCTACTATCGCGTGCTGCACGAAGTGCATGGCGCCAAAGTCAAAGAACTCACTGTAGAGCCCGGTCAGCGCCTCAGCATGCAGCGTCACAATGATCGCGCAGAATTCTGGCTGGTGACACAGGGCACAGCTACGGTGTATACCATAGACGATCGCAGCACCGACACCGAGCTCAACGGCGTGTATCGCCGTCATCAATGCCTGCACATACCACGGCACGAATGGCATCAATTGGTCAACGATGGTGATGAGGCTCTCAAGCTGGTAGAAATACAGTACGGTGAGCGCTGTGAAGAAGACGACATCGAGAGGGCCGGCGCATGATACGTTTGTTCATAGGCTACGACCATCGCGAAGCCGTGGCCTACCATGTGTTTGTCAACAGCATCATAAGGCACAGCACCAAGCCCGTGGCCATCACGCCCCTGGCACTGAAAAACATCGGCGCATACACCGAAACGCACACCGACGGCAGCAATCAATTCATCTACTCTAGATTTCTCACGCCATCGCTGTGTGGTTTCCAGGGCTGGGCCATGTTCATGGACGGTGACATGCTGATGCGCGATGACATAACCAAATTGTGGAATTTACGCGACGACAGCAAAGCCGTAATGGTGGTCAAGCACGACTATCAAACACGCATGACAGAAAAGTATCTGGGCGCTCGCAACGAAAACTATCCGCGCAAGAACTGGAGCTCGGTGATACTATGGAACTGCGGTCACCCCGCCAATCGTGTGCTGACTCCCGAATTCATTGAAACCGCCACAGGGGCGCAACTACACAGATTTACCTGGCTCACAGATGATTTGATTGGTGAACTGCCCCGGGTGTGGAATTGGTTGCCGGATGAGTTCGGTGCCAACACCGATGCCAAGCTGCTGCACTACACTCTGGGCACGCCCAGTTTCCATGACTTTGCTCTCACTCCACAGGCCGACGAGTGGCATCGTGAGCGCATCCTCATGGATTATTGTGAGCAGCACGATCTATGAAAGCCAACATTGACACCGCTGTGATTTGGATCGGGCACGACGCACCCACGCCCTTGCTGACCGACATCTGTGAACTCAGCCTCGAGGAAAACGCCACGCTGCCCACGGAAATCAAGTTCCTGGATCAAGAAGAACTGCGCGGCATGAAACTCTATCAGCGTGCGCGAGATTCACTCAGCACCACCCAGCACACGTTCACGAGATTTTTGGTACCACGCCTGATGAACTATCAAGGCTGGGCCATCTACTGCGACAGTGATTTTGTTTGGACCGCTGATGTGGCCGAACTCTTGTCCCAGGCCGATGATCGCTATGCGGTCATGGTGGTCAAACATGAATATCGCAGCACCAGTCGCGTCAAGCGCAACGGCGTGCCACAGAGCAACTACCCGCGCAAGAACTGGAGCAGCATGATGTTGTGGAACTGCGCCCATCCCAAAAACAAAGCATTGGATCCCATGACAGTGGCCACATGGACCAGCGAACGTTTGCAGCAGTTCCAGTGGTTGAACGCCGCAGACATTGGCGGCCTAGAGCCGCGCTGGAACTGGCTGGTGGACTGGTATGATGAACGCTATGACGGCAGTCCTGGTGCGCTGCACTTTACCGAAGGCGGCCCATGGTTGGACAACTATCAACGCTGTGGCTACGCCAGGATCTGGCAGGAGTATGCTGATCTCGTGCGCGAACGCAACGCACCCGATGTCACGAGAGAACTGTCACAGCTGGACATGCCCGACAAGTATCGTCGTTTTTTCCAGGATATCGTGGAATATGTGCAGAACCCCAAAGGTATATACGGTGGTACACCGCAACGCGACGAACTCGTGGCTTGGATCGATACCATACGCCACAACCAGCTGACGGGTATCAGCGAAGATGAGGATCTAACAAAGAAAATGAAAAGCAAAGGCAATCGCTGGGACGGCATAGTCCAGGCTTTCGTCCAGGGCACCGCGGGACAAATGAGTCCCTGGAGCCTGGCTCAACACACCAATGGTCCCATCGCGCTGCGCAGCATCGCCAAGCGCAAGATCATGAAGGCGTGCCTGGAAGCCAAACGAGATTTCTACTACATTGACACCGGATACTTTGGCAACGACAAGCGCAAAGAATATCATCGCGTGACCAAGAACGCCATGCAGTGGTTAGGGCCCATAGAAGATCGTCCCGCGGATCGGTTTGAACGCACTGGTGTGCAGATCCGGGCCATGACACCCGGCAGCAAGATACTGATCTGTCCGCCCTCGGCCAAGGCCTTGGCCTATTGGGATCTGGAAGAGGCGTCTTGGCTCAAAGACACCATAGAAGAGATCAAAAAACACACTGATCGTGAGATCGTGGTACGCCTCAAGCAACCACGTCAAGTACGTGCCACCACCGACACCATGGAACATGCCTTGAGCCAAGACATACATTGCCTGGTGACTTTTAACAGCATCGCAGCAATCGAAGCCCTATATCTTGGCAAACCAGTGTTTACGCTAGGCCCCAACGCAGCACATCATCTCGCCAACACTGATCTCACGCAGATCGATGATCCACGTGTGCCCAGCATGGACGAAGTGCGAGCCTTGATGCATTGCTTGGCCTATCACCAATTCACGGTTAAAGAAATGATGAACGGCCTGGCCTGGGAACTACTAAACCAATCATGAAGATAGCGGTATACCTAGCAGCAGTCCCACTGCGCGCCAAGCAAGATGCCAAGCGCCAATACCTCACGGACTTTGCCTATGGAGCCAAGGCCGCCGGAGATGAAGTTTGGCTGGTGGATGAACATCAGGTTGTGGATGCTGACGTGGCAGTGCTGCAGGGCTGGGTGGGCATGAAACAAGCACCACACCTAAAACTGCGGCAGGCCGTGATCAAGAATCAAAACAAAAGCAAGCGCCATACCTTGGTCATGGACAGCAATTTGTACGGATTCCTTGACACCGATGATCGCGATCGATATCTCCGATACAGCCTCAACGGAATCTTTCCCACCACGGGATATTACTTTACCAGAGATACAGATCCACGCCGCTGGGAGTCTATCAAACGCAGTTACAACTTCCAGGAGCGTCCTTGGCGCAGTGATGGCCGATATGTGTTGCTGTGTCTGCAACGCAATGGTGGCTGGAGCATGGACGGTTACAGCGTGATAGATTGGCTGTCGGACACTATACCTAGAATACGTACACACACAGCCCGTCCCATTCTCCTGCGAGCACATCCCAGCAATCAAAATATCATACATGAACTGCGCATGCGCTGGCCCGATCTAGAGATCAGCATGGAAAAAGACATACGCAGCGACTTTGACAAGGCCTGGTGCGCAGTGACCTATAACAGCAGTCCCGGCGTGGCGGGACTGATATGGGGTGTGCCCACTTGGGTCACCGACCCCAATCCACGACGCAGCCAGGCCTATCCCACGGCCTTTACCGACCTCAGCCGCATCGACAATCACATCTTGCCTGAACGCGAGGAGTTCTATCACCGTATCGCGCAGAGCCATTTCAACTGGGATGAAGTGCGCAGCGGTGAGGCCTGGACATTCATGCGAGCCCGTTTGCCGTGATGGGCATAGAGTTTGGCGGCGGTGAGAAACCGCGTCGGCCACGCTTCCAACAGGTAGACTGTAGACCCTTGCCCTCGGTGCAATACTGTTGCCAGGCTTGGGAAATAGCACAACATGTAGAGGCCGGCAGTGTGGATGAGATCTACAGCCGACATTTTTTTGAGCATCTGACCTTCCAACAAGGCCATGATACTCTTGAGGCATGGCGAGAAATCCTACGCCCCGGTGGTCGCGTGGAAATGTGGATACCGGACATGGATTTCCATGTGCGTCAGTGGATCAGTGCCGAGGATCGCACCTGGGCCCGGGCAGGATTCTGGGGATGGCAGCGCCAAGACGACCATGGCGACTGGGATATACACAAAAGCGGTTATGACTTCCGTGATCTAACAGCGTTGATACAGCAGCACGGCTTTGTTGATTGCCAGCGACTACCGTCCCGCGCTGATCATCTAGCGGTGGAGTTTTTCAAACACTAAGGCTCGTTTGCGCATGAACTTCTTGCGCATGGTGCTGGCACGTCTTACCGCGGCAGTGATGTCATCTCTGAAACGATAGCCACGCGACTCTATGCGCTGTATCCAGTAGTCATGGGTCTGGCAGTTGACATGGTGATGTCCGGGATAGCCCGGTGGCGCATAACACATGCAGATCCATTGACCACGATCAAAGTCCCGGAGGAAGTTGTCCACAAACTGCTCGTAAACATGCTCCACGAATTCGCAGCTCCAAACCAGGTCTACCTGCAGGTCCAATGCGCTGACACCCTGGGTATAGTCGTGGATGTGCCATGGACCTGGCGGTCTTGATACCTGGTCATCACCATCAATACCGTGAGCTTCAAGGCCAAGTTGTTGCGCCAACAGCACCTGTCCTCCAGGACCACAGCCCACATCCAGCAGGCTGCGGACCGCATGATGATCGCGGAAGTATTCCAATATGCCTTGGTCAGTGTGTGTGCGGTTGAGGTGACCGCCAAGATGTTGGGGCAGGGTCATCGCCAGTAGTCAAGATCTTGATGCACGGCATAGGATTCAGCATCTTTGCTGTGCCGGCTGCGGCCCAGATCCTTGCGTGCATCGCCCTTGAGATGATCCATGTAGCGTCCCAGTTCCGAAGCGATAAAAGGATGCCCGGGTCCTTTCTTGCCAGCCACTGGTGTCATGTTGTAGAAGTATGTGTTCTTTTGTTCCTGGAACCTGCGGCGCAGCACGTCAAACAAAAAACTGTCATGATATTCACGTTCGTTCAGGAACAGATCTTTCACATACATTTCACGCCACTGATTCATGAACACTGCTGTGTCGGGATGGCGCAGATTGTAGGCCACCCAGCCGCATTCACTATGGTACTTTTCCTGGCGTCCTAGATAGCAGGCCATGGCCTTGTCATCGCAGATCCTGGGCAGCAGATCCTGCGGCACATCACGGAAAGTCAAGGTATCAGCATCCAGCCAGATCATCCAGTCGGTATCGATGCTCTCGGCTGCATCTAGCACAGCGAAAACTTTGTTGCTGAATCTCACTGCGTCCCATTTGAAATGATTGTCTTTGAAAGGCACGGAAGTGTCTTTGGCAACTTGACCATTGGCCACGGGATTGTTGGCGTGTCGTTGCTTGAAGGCCACGAGATCCGGACACTGTGCATGCAAGTCACGTACCGTTACTCGCGCACCAGGCACAGTGGGCTCACAATCTTCTGCATAGACCACCAAGGGCACGTCTTGGGGCCAGTGCTGGTGGAATGTATCGATCATTCTTTGCCCATATCGAGCCAGACCTGGTGCATGGAATGAAGTGATGATTGTGTATGACATGGGTGTGCGTCCGGATAATTATGTTATAATCTACAGAGATATTTAGTGATCCGAAGCCTAGCCATATTTCCTTTACAGGCCGCCCAAAACAGTCGCGATGTCATGCAGGCGTTCGTGACCAGCGCCACCGATGCTGCAATCAGGATAGTGCCCAACAGCATGGACTGTGATGCTGCCTTGATCTGGAGCGTGCTGTGGAGCGGTCGTATGAAGCCCAACCGCCGGGTATACGAACACTATCGCAGCCAAGGACGGCCCGTGATCATAGCTGACGTGGGAGCCCTGCACCGCGGAGTGACCTGGAAAGTGGCCTTGAATCACCTCACGGCCCAGGGCTATTATGGACACACACAGAACCTAGATCCCGATCGTCCAAGACTGCTCAACGTAACGCTGACCACCAACGCCCACCACGGCGATGCCATACTGCTGGCCTGCCAGCACGATAGCAGCCTGCAGGTCCAGGACACCGGTGGCATGCAGAACTGGATACAGCAACAGATTGATCTGCTGCGACAGCACACCGATCGCCGAATAGTGATCAGGCCACATCCACGCAGCACTGTCAATCCACGTCCTTGGCGAGGTGATCGCAGCATCAGGTTTGAGCAGCCACGGCCACGTGCCGATACCTACGACGATTTTGACCTGCATTTCAATTATCACGCTGTGGTCAATCACAACAGCGGTGTGGGCATCAAGTCAGTGCTGGCCGGCGTGCGTACCATGGTAGATTCCTCTAGTCTGGCCCATCCTGCTTCCATAAGTATTGAACACTTGGAGCAGGCCTACGAGGCGGATCGACAGCAGTGGTTGATCGAGATCTGCCACACCGAGTACACCACTGATGAAATCACACAAGGACTATGGCTAAAAAGGCTACGCGAAAAACTCTAGAAAGTCTCACGGCTCCCGATCCCATGCAAGGGGTAGACTGCGCCTGTGTGATACATGGGGACTACTATTCCTGGGACTATGTAGAGCGTCTACACAGCGGACTCAAACGTGCGTTTTCTTATCCGATTCGCCTGCATGTGTTCAC